GTTACTGAATGGCTCAAAGGACGGACACTTGCCGAAGCGGAATTGATTAAGAATAGCGAAATTGCTAGCGAGCTTGCCCTTCCCCCAGTTAAAATTCATTGTTCAATACTTGCAGAAGATGCGATCAAAGCAGCAGTAAAAGATTATAGAGAAAAATATGTCCAACGCACAATATAACATTAGTAAACCAACAAATTATTTAAAACGTACCATGTTCCTGGATCCGGCTGGACCAGTTACTGTACAACGTTTTGAAGAAGTAAAATATAATAAACTTCAAAAGTACGAAGAACTTGCACGAGGTTTTTTCTGGGTTCCAGAAGAGATTAGTCTGACTAAAGATAAAATTGATCATAAAGAATCAAACGATGCAATTAAACATATCTTTACTAGTAACCTACTTAGACAAACCGCACTGGATAGCATACAAGGTAGAGCACCATTCCAAATCTTTGGGCCTGTATGTAGTTTACCAGAACTAGAAGCGTTAGTGTTAACGTGGAGTTTCTTTGAAACCAGCATACACAGTAAGTCATATAGCCACATTATTAGAAATATCTATAGCGTGCCTAAGGATGAATTTAATAAGATTCATGACACACAAGAAATCATTGAGATGGCGGCTAACATTGGTCGCTATTACGAGGACTTGCACATTCTGAATTGTCGTGCAGAATTAGGCGAAGAAATTGATCTACATACCTATAAGAAATCTATATGGATGGCATTGCATGCCAGCTATGCATTAGAAGCATTGCGTTTTATGGTTAGCTTTGCCACTAGCCTGGCTATGGTAGAAAATAGAATTTATATCGGTAATGGTAACATTATTAGTCTTATACTTCAAGACGAATTATTACACACCGAGTGGACTGCCTGGTTAATTAATACAGTAGTCAAGGACGATCACGACTTTGTTGCTATTGCAGAAGAATGCGCAGGGGATGTTTATAAACTTTACTTAGAAGTAATCGTAGAAGAAAAAGCATGGGCTGACTATTTGTTTAAGAAAGGTGTAGTCATTGGACTTAATGCTGCAATTCTCAAAGACTTTGTTGACTACACAGCATTTACCAAATTAAAAGATATTGGTATTAAATATCTTGCTGACCATCCCAGAACAAATCCTATACCATGGTTTAACAAGCACATAAATATTAATAAGAAACAAACGGCACTACAAGAATCGGAGAGCACTAATTATGTTATTGGTGTAATGAGCGATGCTGTAGATTACAACGAATTGCCAAACATTTAATCAACAATATGCTAACAGTATACAGTAAAGACCATTGCCCTTTTTGCACCAGAGCCAAAGCACTGCTAGAAAGTAAGGGCGTAGAATTTGAAGAAGTTCGAGTAGATCTTGATCCAGAAGCAAAACAATTTATAGTCGATGCAGGACACAGAACTGTTCCGCAAATTTATCTAAATGGTAAAGTTTTTGTCGAAGGTGGCTACACAGGCTTGGCCGCCTTAGACAACTCAGTTTTTCAACAACTAAAGGAAAATATCAATGCTAATTGAAAAAAACAAAAATAAGTACAACCTAGGTGAAATAGTTTCATTTAAAACCGTTAATGGCGATGAAGTTCTTGGACAACTAATGTCCGTAGAAGACGGAACCTACGAACTAAACAAACCCTGTTTGGTAATCACCAGTCCAGAAGGAATAGGCTTGATTCAAGCTATGTTCGGTCTAGACCCAGATTTAGAAAATATGTTACTCAGAGATCAACATATCATTTCTATGTGCCGCACACATGAGAAGATGAGAGATCACTATAATCTTGTAGTCAACGGCGAAGCATAATATGTCAGGTGTGGTCCGTCAAGGTGATAAAGACAGTGGCGGCGGCGCAGTAACCAAAGGAGTCGATTCTGTCTTGGTTAATGGTCGACCTATTTCAGTTGACGGTAGCCCAGTGAGCGGGCACTGGCCTTGGATGGAACACAATAACCCAAAAACGTCAGGCGGATTACAATCTGTTATTGCCAATGGTATTCCAATTAATATCATTGGCAATCCGGATACCTGCGGGCACAACAGATCCGAAGGCAGCGGCGATGTAGTAGCTGGGTAATCCATTTTACCCCTGTTTTAAACAGGTAAATACTATTATGTCTAAAAAGTACACGCCAGTATTGGCTATTGCAAGTTCAGGCCTCCTACAAGGTCGGGGCATTGGCATATCTGGAAATTTAACAGCAGCAGTCAATGGATTTAATTCTTCTGCACTAACAGCTCAATGCCAGGCTATACTAGCCGCTACTAACAACACCAATGTTCGTGCAGTATTAAATAACATTGCCAATTGTATTACAGGTATTGTGCCGCCGGCATTATCCAGCACTGTACCTGCAAATTTAACATCCAAATTTCATTACAATAACTTAATTGCAGATGTTGCAATACAAGCCAATTTGACTTTGGCAAATGGAATTACTGGGCTAACAAGCCTGTTGTCGCAAGCACAGACCCAGTGCATAAATTCATACGAATTGCTAGGCACATACGGAAAGATGCAAACAGGCACGTATTCTAATTTTGGGTTTACAATTAATAATTATAAAGATATAGTAACTGGTGGAGTAAACAGTCAGTTTGCTTCTGTTCCAGGTGGGACTACTAGCACAGAATTTAAAGCATTGGCTAATCAGTTTCAAAACTTTGGCACAATGTATGATGCTACTAATTTAGCTGCATTAGATGATCCTAGAGTCCTTTGCCAAAATTTATTAAATCAAGGGTTCCTTTTAATCAGCGAGATACTTACTGCAAATTCAATTGATGTTACAAATTTAGCAACCTCTGATCGAGCACACGTACTAGATGTATTAGCATCAATTAAAGGAATTGAGTTAGATGCAATACTATTGGTTACAAATTTTGTACCTAGTAAACCAATTACATCTTTAGCCGATGTGTTAACTGCCAGTAACGTATTAAGCACAGCAGCCTTAGTTGCTGCCGGGGGGTCATTTGCAGAACTATCAAGAAAATTAACCAACATTGGTGGTAGGTTTAACAGTTTTGCTGAATTAAAAGATTTGTTTTCTGCTGTACAACAATCAACTACACCAACATTAAATGCACAGACTACCCTGGGACCCAGCAGTTTATTTGCCAATGCTATTCCAACCTTAGGAGTTGGCAGCGGCATATTTAGTAACCCAACTATGTATGATTTGTTTGGTGCTGTTGCTGGCTATGGCTACGAGGATGACATAAATTCAATACTTAATATACACGGCCAATTGATTTCCAACTCGCAAGGGCAAGCATTATACACAGCATTAACTGTATTAAGAAATAATTTAAATAGTTCGCCTGCATTGAATAATGTTACAGTAGCCTATAATAACTTAGCAGCAGTAGCAAGTACACTGATACAAACAGGCGAAATTAAGTTTGCATCTATCTTTAATAGATTACTTCAAGAAAGAAAAAATTTAAATACACTCAACATTGATTTAACACAGTCAATTGTTGAAAACACTTCTATCATAATGTCATTTGTAGATTCGTTACATACTGTATACGATGATCCAATGTCATTGCATTACGGCGATTTAATTAACAGATTAATAACCGATGATGTCTATGGTGAAGCCGTCGCTGCTGCAATTGTCGAAGGTAAAAACATTGCAAAGCTAAACAACTATGGTATTCCATCGTATACCAAGATTGACACAATAGCATACGCAGCAGAAGTTGCAGCCGCTGCAAATTGTTAGCCACATTACTTGACTTTAGTGGTATCAACTGTTACACTAGCTGACACGCATTAGTTGTAACACCGTAAAAGGAGGAATTATGAATAATGAAAACATCAATGTAGTAGACTTTCCAAAATTTCTATCTGCAATGATAACTGTAGTTTTAATGTGTATTGGATTAACTTATTCAGCAGCACTATTAAAGTGGACTATTAACAATAAGTTCGAACAGTTAACACCCGTTACCAATACAGAAATTACAGCACAAGTAAGAGAAAAGCAACTAGCCTGTTTAGCTAAAAACATTTATCACGAAGCAGGTTCGGAGCCATTTGAAGGTAAGGTAGCAGTTGCACAGGTCACATTGAACAGAGTAAAGAGTGGATTATTCCCTAACGATATATGTCAGGTAATTTATCAGAAAAATATATTCTACGAAAAAGTTGTTTGCCAGTTTAGTTGGTATTGTGATAGAGAATCATCATTCAAGCCAATGAATAAAAAAGCCTACGAAGAATCAATGATAGTAGCTAAGAAAGTTCTATTGGAAGATTTTAGATTGCCTAGTTTAACCAAAGCCATGTATTATCATGCGGATTATATAAATCCGGGTTGGCGTAAAGAACGTATCACACAAGTTGGACATCATATTTTTTATCAATAAGGAAACTCATGCCTATCAATTCAGTTATTAAAGTAGTTAGTCAAATTCCATATATGACATGGGATTTTCTAAAAAATAATCTAGCTAAAATTAGCTCGCATACATTAGGTCTGCTTACAATTATATTATTACATTTAGCCAGTGTGCCTACATTATTGGCGGTATTATTAAATAAAAGTGATCAATTACCTCCTGTAGATTTAATGTTATTTGTATGGAGTGGGTTAATTACATTATTCTTTAAGAGTTTAATTGAACGTAATTTTTTATATATATCTACTATTTGTTTGGGATTTGTTGCGCAGACTGTAATAATGAGTTTAATTCTGTTTAAGTAATTAACTAGTGCGATAATTGTCAGTAATATTGATATTAAATATCAAGCAAACAGGAGCCTATTATGTCAAAGCAGTCTGAAAAAGAGATAATCCAAATGGAAGAATCTGATATAGATATTGAAGAATTGGATATTGGAGAAGAAGATTATGGATTTTTAATTGACAGTGATGGCAATTTAAAAACAGTATTTGGGCCCACTGATGTATTCGAAAATGCGCCCGAAACTGTGCTGAAAATATTGGAGATTTTTGGGCTAGACGAATCGAGTATTACTAATAATAGTGTAACGTTACACTGAGTTACACCCAATTACTCTGTTGTTTTTGTACAACAGCTGGATTTGCCCAAAAAAACTTCAAAATGTTGTAAAAATACAACAAAAAAAACGGTTGACAAACGGACAGATCTCGGCTATAATACATACATGAACAGCACAAAAGCAACCCGTAAACGTCGTCAAGACACCAAGCATGTTGTCTATGTAATCACTAATACAGTGACACAAAAACAATATGTTGGTATTACAGTTTGCGGTCAAAAGGTAAAGCAAGCCCTTAAAGTTCGCATTCAAAAGCACGTTCGTCGTGCATTGACTGAGAACAAAAATTGGGAATTGTGCCGCTCAATTCGTGACTACGGTTCCGATGCGCACGAATACGTTATTGTTGAATTTGTTCGTGGACGTAAGCCAGCTCACGCCCGTGAGCGTGAATTGATCCGCGAGTTTGCACCCGCACTCAACACCCACTAAAAAACGGTTGACAAGACGTTCGAAATCTAGTAT